CTGGTATTGATGGTGTAATGAAAAAATTTGCAAAATCTCCTGAAAATGCTAAACTATGGTCTGAGTTCAAACGTAAATATCCTAAAATCTGGAGGTAAAATGTCTAAAAAAATTCGTAAACAATACTCTCGTGTCCAAGTTCGGACAAAACGTGATCCTGAACGGCGTACTAAAGCCGTACAATCTGAGCGTGATAATCAAAATATTAATAATATTGTTGGTAAAGCTATTAAAACGGGTCAATTACCCGTACTTGTTGGGAGGCAGCCTATTGAACGGCTGCCAAATATTGATAGTTATCAAGATGCAATGGACAAAATTGCTCGTGCGAACTCGGAGTTTGAAAAACTCCCCTCATTAATTCGCAGGGAATTTGATAATGATCCTTCAAAGCTTCTGGCTGCGTTAGAAAATCCTAAAGAAAATCTGGACTTGCTTCAAAAGGCATCCGTCTTGGAACCTGTCCAAGAGGTGATCGATCCAGTGGTCGCTGAGCTTCAAAAAATCGAAAAAGCTATAACTTCGCCAGAAACCCCCAAAAAAACGGCAGAGCAGCCCCCACAGAGCTAAGCGAATGACGTTTTTTTAGCCCCCGAAAGGGGGCTTTTTTTATGCCTAGCACATATGGTCTCTTGTCGTATATGTGCTAGGTGACTTCATTGCTTGACAATGATAGTCTAAAAATATAGGATACTGTTAGAAAGTGAGGTGATGTTAAATGTCTAAAAATCGCAGAGCTGTAAAACGTGGACAATCTAAACGTACTTTTACAAAAGGTGCGCTTAATGTTCATCCTATTAATACAATGCCCCGTCCGCAGCGCGGTGGCTTACGCCTATAAAAACCTTTCTATTGAAGGAACCACTTAAATGCCTTGTTATCATCCTGTCGAATATTGGATACATCCGTTTAAAAAAACTGATAATGGTAAAAATCTATTAATCTTTTCATATAATCCTAAATACTGTAATTCTACTACTCCTGATGGTCATGTGGCTTGTGGTCGCTGTGTTGGCTGTCGTTTGGCTCATTCTCGTGAATGGGCTGTGCGTTGTATGCATGAAGCTTCTGAGCATATCAATAATTGTTGGTTAACTCTTACTATGTCTGACGAATATTTGTATTCTCCTGAGCGTAATCGTAATCCTGAATTGTTTCCTGATGATAATCCTTATTCTATTCAACGTGGTAAACAATCTGAAATGACAAAATTCATAAAACGTCTTCGTAATAAATATGGTAAAGGTATCCGTTATCTATACGTTGGTGAATATGGTGAAACTTGCTTCTATTGTAATAAGCCTGAAAAGCGTTGCTTATCTCATGGCTGTGGTGAGTTCTTACCTTGGCTTGGTCGTCCTCATTATCATATGTGTCTATTTGGTCATGACTTTGAGGACAAAAAATACTTTAAATCTATAAATGGTTGTCACCATTTTAATTCTGAAATTCTTAATGATCTGTGGACTGATCCTCAATCTGGTATATTTATGGGTCATGCTACTATATCTGATCTTACTGTTGATAGTGCTGCTTATACTGCTCGTTATTCTCTTAAAAAAGTTACTGGTGATCTTGCTAATGAAAAAAATGATGAAACTGGTCTTTCTCATTATCAACGTGTTACCCCTGATGGTGAGGTGGTAAATCTTACTCCTGAGTTCGTTACAATGTCTAATCGTTCTGGTATTGGTGCAGACTGGTTCGAACGTTATTATAAAGAGGTTATGGACAATGATTCTGTTATGTTTAAAGAGTGTCGTATAAAACCTCCTCGTTACTATGATAAAAAACTTGAAGAAATAAATTCTCTTCGTCTTGAAGAAAATAAAGAAATACGTGTTGACAAAGCTGAAAATAATCCCGATAATACTCTTGAGCGTTTAGAGGTGCGTGAGTTCATCGCTAAACAAGCAATTAAAAAACTATCTCGAAAGGAAATCTAAAATGAAAATCTTTACTCTATATGATCTTAAATCTGAAAAAGCTGATAAGTTATTCTTAGCGAATACTATTGGTGAAGCTGAGCGTCAATTCCAAGACGCTATTACTATGGCTCCTGAAGGTAATCTTCTTAAATCTCATCCCGAACACTTTGATCTATATTACTTAGGTGATTTTGATGAAACTGCTCCTTCTTTGGATGCTGTTATGGATGGTCAAGTTATCGTAAATGGTGCTAAACTTCTTGAAAATACTCCCTTTAAACCTGTTACCGATGGCGAAAGTTAATGAGGTTCCCTTCGGTAGAAAGTGCTCCTAGACATGAGTTTAAACTGTCTATCTTTATTACTTACTTTAATTCTTTGCTAACTGACTATAATGATGGAGGTCTATAAAATGGATCAATTAATGCAAAATTCTCTCCCTTCTGTGTTCTCGCACTCATTTTCTCGTGTGCCACAAGCTAATATGCCTCGATCTATGTTTAAGCGTGTGCTTACAAATAAAACTACTATTGATGTAGATTATCTCTATCCTATTCTTAGTGATGAAATTCTCCCCGGCGATACTTATGACGCTACATTGGTTACTTTAGGTCGTCTTACTACTCCTCTCGTCCCCTTTATGGACAACTTAGCTTTAAAGCTAGAGGCGTTCTTTATTCCTTATCGTCTTACTCAGGATAACTGGACTAAACTTCAAGGTGAACGTGTTAATCCTGATGATTCTATTGACTTTGCACGTCCTTATATAACTACTCCTAATCCTAATGGTCTTACTGAGGAAAGCTTATTTGATTATTTAGGTTTTCCTACTAAAGTTCCTGATCTTCGTATTGATACTACTCTTCATCGTGCTTATAATCTTTGTATAAATGACTACTATCGTGATCAAAACTGGCAGGATTCTCTTGTTGTTGATCTTGATGATGGTCCTGACGATGTTGCTGATTATGTACTATTTAAACGTAATAAACCGCATGATTACTTTACTTCTGGTCTTCCTCAACCTCAAAAAGGTGATCCTGTTGATCTTCCTCTAGGTACTTCTGCTCCTGTTGTCTCTACTGGTAATTATCTTGAATTGTCTGGTTCTAACTTTACTGATCAGCCTTTAAAAACTAATTCTGGTGGTGATCTTCAACCTAATACTGGAGGTGGAAATGCTACTAATATCTTCTTCGGTTCTGATACTGGTCTTGAAACTGATCTTACTTCTGCTGTTGCTCCTACTATTTATGATCTTTATGAGGCTTTTGCCCTTCAAGAGCTTCTTCAAATTGATGCCCGTGGTGGTACTCGCTATTTTGAAATTCTTCGTGCTCATTTTGGTGTTACTTCTCCTGATAGCCGTCTTCAACGTCCTGAGTATTTAGGCGGTACTACTGTTCCTATTAATATTAGTCCTTTGGCTCAAACTTCTGAAACTGGTACTACTCCTCTTGGTGATCTTGCTGCTGTTGGTCAAGTTATGGGTAAATTACGTTTCTATAAATCTTTTGTTGAGCATGGTGATCTTCTTGTGATGGCTTCTGTTGTGTCTGATTTGACTTATCAGCAAGGTCTTCACCGTTCTCATTCTCGCCGTACTCGTTATGACTTCTATATGCCTGCCCTTGCTAATCTTGGTGAGCAGCCTGTTCTTACAAAAGAGCTTTATGCTTGCGGTTCTCTTGCTGCTACTGATGATGATGTATTGGCTTATCAAGAACGCTGGTCTGAACTTCGTATGGGTAAAAATCTTATAACCGGCTTAATGCGTTCTAATGCTACTGCTTCTTTGGATGCTTATCATTTGTCTGAGGACTTTGGCGATCCGGGTACTGATCCTGCTCCTACACTTGAGGATTTGCTTCCTTGCAATACTCCTATTGATCGTGTTCTTGCCGTTACTGATGAGCCTGATCTTCGTTTGGATGCTTATATGGTCGTTAATCATACTCGTGTAATGCCTACTTATTCTGTCCCTATGTTAAATAATCGTTTCTAATGGAGGAAAAATCATGTTCTCAAAAATCGGAGAAAAAATTCTTACTCGCAGCGCTTTGCGTGTTATTCTTAGTCTCATTATTGGTCTTGCTGCTGGTCTTAAAATGCCTGAGCTTGGTTCTATCGCTTGTAAAGTCGCTGAGGTTCTGGAAATCGCAATAACTAATGGGTGTTCGTAATGGGTATCTTTGCTGCTGGCGGTCTTTTATCCGCTGCTAATGCTGGTTCTACTTTAGGTGGTATCGGAGGTCTTGTTTCTGGTATTGGTGGTCTTTTTGGTGGTAGTAATGATGCTGAGGGTCAAATGCGTGACCAGCTTCAATTTCAAAAAGAGCAATTTAAGCTTCAAAAAGAATTAGCTTTTAATGGTGCTGAAATTCGTGCGCGCGACTATGAAAAAGCTGGTCTTAATCGTATTCTTGCTATGAATCCTAATAGTGCTGCTTCTGCTTCTCCTGTTGCTCCTCCTACTGTTGATACTCCTTCTGCTCAAACTCAAGCTTCTACTGCTAAACGTCTTGCGTATGCTCAAATAGCTAATATTGCTGCGGATACTGCTAAAAAATATTCTGAAAAAAAGGCTACTGATGCTGTTGCTGAAAATACTCGTACTACTACGTCTATAAAGTCTCCACTTGCGGAGGCTATGGATGCTGTTACTGAATTAATCGGCGGTCGTGGTACTGGTGCTAAAGCTGGTAAAACTGTTAATGCTACTGCTAAAGGTATAGCTTCTGAGGCTATAAATTCTCCTCGTGATCGTGTTCAACGTATATATAATGATGCTAAACGGCAACAACGTCTCTTTAATGTTGATAAAAAATATATGCCTATTCTTGTTATACTGTCTGGAAAAAAATATAATGCTGCTGGTATTGATGGTGTAATGAAAAAATTTGCAAAATCTCCTGAAAATGCTAAACTATGGTCTGAGTTCAAACGTAAATATCCTAAAATCTGGAGGTAAAATGTCTAAAAAAATTCGTAAACAAGAATAGGCAT